GCCGCGCCGGCGCGGGTGATACGTCAGCCGTCAGCCGATCAGCCGATCAGCGGTACCAGGTGCAGCCGTCCAGCACCGACACGGCGACCGAGTGCATCGGCGCGATGTCGTTCTCGACGATCATGCGGATCAGGGTCTCGTCGCGCTCGAAGGCGTTGACGACGTTGCCGGTGGACGGATCGGTGTAGCTGGCCTCGTAGCTGATCGCCACTTCCAGCGGCAGGGCCTGGCCGAGCAGCCAGTGGTCCCAGTCGACCAGGTAGACCTCGGAGCCGTTGCCGACGGCACCGCCGCTGGTCAGGTTGGTCGGGATCTGGGTGCTGACGCCGACCGGGATCTTGCCCAGGAAGCCGTCCTGCATTTCCGGGAACACGCGCGCGCCGGTCGAGGTCTGCAGGTCTTCCAGGTACTGGGCGGTATCTGGGTGCATCAGCCAGGCGCAGCGGGTCATGCCGACGTTCGCGCGACGCAGGGCCAGCTTGGCGCGGCCGATGTCGCTCTTGATCGCCTGTTGCAAGGTGCCGTCCGAGGTCTTCAGGCCAGTCAGCGCAGTGGCGCTCAGGACGTTGCTGCCCGGCGCCCAGTAGCGCAGGCCCTTGATGTTGTTGCCGGTGCCGTCGCCGCGGATCATCGCGATGTCCTGCGCGGTGGACATCGCGCGGCCCATCACGCCCGTGACGATGGCGTCGGCGCCCGGGTTGACGCCGGCCATGCGCAGCAGGTCCTTGGCGATCGGCACCAGGCCGGTCAGCTTCTTGGACTTCAGGCTGACCTTGTCGGTACCGACCGTGGTCACAGCGACGTTGTTGTTGCGGCCGGTGTAGCTGGCGGTCGGCGGCGACGAGATGCGGCCCAGATCCAGGTTGCCGTTCGGCAGGTCGATCGGCAGCGGGCCGCCGTTGGTACCCTGCACGACCGAGTTCGGGAACAGGTAGCCGATGACGTTCTTCGCCAGCACGGTCGGGATCAGCACGCCGCCGGCGCCGGCCGACTCGGAGTTCATCGCCATCTTGATCGAGGCGTCGAAGTTCTGCGAGATCTCGGCCTTGATGCCTTCCGGGAAAGCCATCTGCTGCACCAGCTGTGCGGCGGCGTGGCGGTTGCCCTGGGCCTGGTCCAGCGCGTTGATCATGCCGGTGAAGATCGTCATGCTGTGACGCTTCTCGGCGTCCTTGTCCTTCACCTGGACCGGCGCGGCGGCCTGCGGCTGAGCGACCACCGGCGCCGGTGTGCCGATGTTGACCGCGGCGGAGGCGGCCATCTTTTCGGCGGCTTCGAGGCGACCGATCTGGACGCCGAGGGCGTCGAACTTGACCTTCAGGCCGTCGAATTCCTGCAGGTCGGCGTCGGTCGGGGCTTCCATGGCGGCGATGGCCTGCACGCGAGTGCTGATCGTGGCGCGTTCGCGTTGGAGGTCGGCGATATTGGGCATTTTTACTCCAAAAATGAAAAAACCGCCCGGAGGCGGCTTGAAACGACCCAAAATCGGGCCGGTTACGGGTTTTCCGCGAACGCGGGCTTACAACTTGCTTGCGATGTCCATCGCGGTAGCCGTCAGGCGCAGTTTTTGTGCGCTGATGCCGGCCGCGAAGGTCTGCGGTGGGGTCAAATTGGCCGTTTTGGCGGCCAGGGATGCTGCGGTGATGCGGTTGATGGCGTCCTGCGGGGTCTCCAGGCGGTCGGCGAAGCCCACATCGAGCGCCTGCTGGCCGAAAAACAGCCCGGCTTCGGTGTTGGCGACCGCCTGTATGGGCATGGCGCGGAAATTGGAGACGTAGCCGGTGAACTGGGCGTAGGTCCGGTCGATCATGTCGTTCAGGGTGGCCAGTGAGCTGTCATTCAGCGGCTCGTGCGGGTTCAGGTCGTTCTTTTTCGCGCCTCGGTAGACCGAGGTGACCTTCACGCCCATGGTTTCGTCCATCTTCGACACGTCGAAGTGCTGGGCGATGACGCCGATCGAGCCGACGCACGACGATTGGCTGACGATGATCTCGCCGGCCGCCGAGGCGATCAGGTAGCCGCCGGAGCAGGCCTGGAAATTCACGATGGCGGACACTGGCTTGACGGCGTTCGCCGCACGGATCTTGTCGGCCAGCTCGAAACAGCCGGTGGCAGCGCCGCCGGGCGAGTCGATATCGAGCACGATGTGGGTGATCTCGGGGTCGGCCAGGGCGCTGTCGATCTGCATGGCGATCGACTCGTAGGAGGTCATACGCTGGCAGAGGTTGACGTTGCCGGCACGCGGGACCAGCGGGCCATAGACGCCGATGATGTAGACGCCATCGCTGCCGTCGCTGTCCGGATCGACGCCAGTGGCGGTGTCATCACCGGCGTCCATGCGCACGCTGGCCGAGAGCTGCTGCAGCGCGGGGCCGTCCGCGATGACCAGGCCGAGGTGGCTGCGCGCGAAGGCGACCGCCTCGTACATCAGTTCCGGGGCCATCAGCTGCGGGCGGTTGAAGATCAGGCCCAGCACGTTGGTGAGCGGTCGGGTGTGTTTCATTACATCTCCAGGATGGCTGCGATTGCCTGCATCTGCTGCTCGGTCGGTTTCTTGCCATTCGGCCCGATCGGCAGCCCGGTTTTGCCGTCCGCCATGTTCAGCGGGGTGAGGTAGACGTCGCCGCCCGGGATTGGCGGCAGGTTTTCGAGGCGGCGGATGTCGTTCACGCTCAGCCATCCCCACTGGCGGCCAAGGGCGTAGGCGGCGTAGCGCGAGGCGGTGTCGCCGCGCACCAGGCCGGAAATGTCGGCCTGGATGTAGTAGCCCTCGTCCCTGTCGCCTTCGGTCAGGAAGTCGCGGCTCATGCACTCTTCGTGCCGCTTGATCCACGCCATCAGGCAGTAGATGACGAATTCCAGCGACTGCTGCTCGATGTTGTTGTTCGTGCTGCCGGCCAGGTCGCCGAGCATGTGCGGTGGGATGCCGTAGATGCGCGCGACGTCGTTGATGCCGTACTTGCGGGCCTCGATCAACTGGGCGTCCTCGTTGCTCATCGAGAGCGGCGAGAACGTCATCCCTTCCTGCAGCATCGCGACTTCGCCGGCGTTGCTGGAGCCCGAGTACTTCTTCTTCCAGTCGGCCAGGATCTTGTCGATTGCGGCCTGATCCTTGATGCCCGGCGATTCTTTCGGCCGGGTGATGACGCCGGACAGGCGGGTGCCGTTGCCGAACACGCGCGCGGTGTGCTGCTCGCTCGCGGCGACGATGCCCAGCGCGTCCTTGTGCAGGGCGATCGGGGACAGGCCGACGTAGGGATTGTCGCCAAACCAGCGCACGTGGTGGATCTGCCTCGACGAGAACACACCCGAGATGCCGTCCGGGGCGAGCAGCACGTTGTAGTAGGGCATGCGGTCGACCGGGCTGACCATCACCTGCACGCGGTCCGGGTGCAGCGGGTATTGCGTGGCCGGGTAGCCGGACGCATCGGTGTCGAGCAGCGAGAAGCTATTGCCGCGCGTGCCCATCGACATCTGCTTGTATTCCTGCACCTGGAACGGCGTCATCCAACCGTTCGGCTTGACCGCGATGACGCGGTTGGCCCGGTGCTCGGGCGCCAGGCGGCTGTCCTCGCCCTGCTTCTGGTGCACGCGGAACGACAGCTTGCCGATGGATTCAGCCAGCAGCGTGTTCGCGCGCTGCACGGCGGTCAGGGCCAGGGCGGTCTGTGGCGTGATGGTGATGCCGGCTTCGCTCAGGCCGCCATTGCCACCGGAGAGGCCGATCCAGCCGCCGTTACCGGAGGCGATTGACGTCGTGCCGGCGCCGGAAAAGAACTGGGAAAAGAACATCAGCCTTCCTTATTCTGTCGGGCCGCCTGGAACTTGGCGAATGCCGCTGCGCGCGCGGCCATGAAGGACCAGGCCAGCAGCAGCAGGCCGGCGGTCACGAGGCCGGCAGGCCAGTAGATGCAGGCGATGCCGGCGACCAGCAACAGGCAGCCGAGCAGCCCGACGATGAATCCCGTGCGCTCAAGGTCAAATTCCCACTTCCCCACTTTCATAGATGCTCCTTCCGTCGCCGCTGTGCAGCATGGCCCGGCCGATCGCCATGATCAGGGCCACAGCGCCGTCGATTTTGTTGTCCTCGCCCTGCTTGATCGGCCGGACCACGTCGTCGTTGCCCGGCAGGTACTTGGCGATCACGTTCGATACGCACCAGGTCATGATCGGGTTGCCGTCGTGGTGAAAACGGCCGGACGCGATCGCCGCCTCGAGCTCTTTCATCGGGGCGGACATGTTGGTGTAGTTCTGGGTGACGGTGATCGGGCTCAGGCCCTCGTCGTCCAGCTGGTGGCCCAGCGCCGTCGCGCCGTGCGGGTCGATCGGGCTGGCGTCGACCGGCGAGACGCGGTTGACGTCGAGCGCCTCGGCCAGGATCTCGCGGTAGTCGACCTCGGCGCCCTGCGTTTCCTCGAGCAGGCCGGCATTCACCCAGGCCTGGAAGCGCTCGGCCATGCGCTTGTTGTCGGTGTCGCGGACCGTGTCCTCGGGCACCCAGAACTTCGGGGCGATGCTGTAGTAGTGCCGCAGGCCGTCGATCTCGCGCGTGTAAAGGCGCGCCATGCTGTTCATGTCGAGCTTGCGCGCCAGGTCGAAGGCGAGCGTGCAGGACTGGTCTTCGAACTGCTCGGCCGTCAAGGTCTTGTCCTCGCAGGCGCGCCACTTTTCGAGGTTGTAGAAGCCAGTTTTCGCCGACGTCCACACGTTCAGGTGCTTCGTTTTGAACGTGTTGGTGAAGCGCGCGGTGCGGATCGCTTTCTGCTGCTGGCTCTCCAGGTACTCGCGGTAGACCGACACGCCCATGTTCGGGTTGGCCTTGGCCAGCACCGCCGGGTCGGTCCAGTCGTCGCCTTCGTCGATGGTGAAGATCCAGCCGAACAGCTCATCGTCTGGCACCGTCCCTTCGAGCATCTCGATGACCTGGCGCCGCTTGTCGTAGCACGGACCCTCGATGTTTGCGCCAGCCGTCGTGATGATCAGGACCAGCGGCTGGCGGCGCGCGCCCATGCCGGTCAGCATGGTTTCGTACAGCGCGGCGGAGTCATGCTCGTGGTATTCGTCGATGATCGCGCACGAAGGCGACGCGCCGTCGCCCGGGTTGCCGATCAGCGGCTCGAAGCGGCTGCCGTCTTCCGGCTTGTTCATGTTCGAGGCG